AAAAGATAATAAATCAGAACCTTTGTATCCTAATGTATACAAATGAACAATTGCAATTTTTTCAAGCTGTTCAAGAATGGCTCTTTGTAATCTTTGAATGGTTCTTGCGAATCTAATGTCTTTTTGAGCAAGCGTAGTTTTATCTTCTGCTGAATCCTTGCCTCGCGCAAGATAAGAACGTGGAACTTTTATGGCAGAGAATAGTTTATCTCTTAAATATTCAACGTCATCAATCGCTCCAGTAAATTGACCACCGGGTAATGATTCAATCTTTGTGCTTTGACCACCACGGGTTGGAATATAATAATCTTCATCAACACTCATTGGGTTATAACGAAGATCTACTTTGCCAGTGTCATTGTCGATAACTTTATGACGCTTCATTTGCGTCATGACTTTTTCCATATATTGCTCAACATCTTCTGGAGCAATACCACCAACGTCAACATAAAACACTCTTCTTTCTGGCGAACGAACAATTCTATAAGCCATCATTGCGTCTTCTAACATTGTTAATTGACGCCAAATTCTTCTCGCTGGCTCCAATACTGAAGAGCCATATGGTGAATATTTATCATTTCCCAAAACACGGAAGTGAGCAACTTGCCAATTCTCCAATGTTAAGCCAGCGGCATTCCATTGGAATTGAATATAGTTTGGATTGGATTTATCTTCACCCTCAAGCCTTTCGACTTCAGAAGTTGGCAACGCTATAATACTCTTTATACCTAATGATTCATCTATATCTAAAAACAAAAAAGCATCGCCATACTTACACATATTGCGTGCCCATCCAAACAAATTTGATTCAATGTTTAAAACATCATAAAACAATGTTTTTAATATTTCTTTGATCTCATCGTTTTGGCATATTATCTTTAATATATTTCTATATTCATTTGATGTTGTAATTTCATCCGCATAAATATCTAAAGCAGAAGCAAGCTCTGGTGTATATTCCATTTGATCAAAATCAAGATATCTTTCGTTTCTTCTGGCATTAGCAACAGCCATGGCTTGAAGATTGTTGAATGGATCATATGTTTGTTTTTTAAACTGTTGACCAGATGCAGATTTAAAGTTAGATTTGCTTGCATCAATAAATTGATCAATTCTGCCATACTTTGGTTTTTGTGTCTGGAAGTTTACAATTGGACCAGATAACAGTCGAGTAAGCCTGCGATAAAGCTCCGACTCTGGATTATAAGGATTATTTTTACTTTTGTTCCAATTGTTTGCCATGTTATCCCCTGAATATTAAAACGGGAAGTGCGCTTTTATTCTTAGATAAATAGTTGGTAGGTATTATGTTATTACCATAGATATCCGTCTTTTGCATATTTATCATACCCGGAATATTTGTTGTAAAATGATTCTCTGTTTTTCTTATACCATCAATAATTGCTTTTCTATATTCTACATTAAGTTTGTCTGCTGTTAATGCATTATCTCTAATAAAAGCTGCAATAGCTGCTGCCATTACCAAATCGTCATTTTTTCCTTTAGAAGCTTGAGCCTTGCCGTGATTCCAGATAAATGTTTTAAACTCTGCATATAATCTTGGAGAGTAAGTTAAAAGAATTTTATTTCTAATATATTCCTCAAGTTTAGCTACAACAAGCGGTCTAGTATTTTGTGTTGTACTGAAGCCAATAACAGAGTTAGACATATTTTCTGCTTGATATTGATCGACGTATTCATGTGTTGTCTTTACTGAATAATAAAGATTTGGGTGACGAAGTTCTTTTAGTTTCTCAAGTACAGCAAAGCCCACTGTATTATTTTCAACAGCAGTTAAACAAAAGCCATATTCTTTGCTTGTTTCAAAAACCAACTTGGCAAATATATCGACAGGAACTTTTCCTTGATATTCTGCAACTTGTTCCATCGTATCGTTTCTAAATATGTGAAATACGGAATGGTCGTTTCCATCGCCTCTCGCAACGTCAGCGACTAAAAAGTATTTTTTTGTTGAATCAAATGTTTGCCATATCCATAAATTATGATCTACGGAGCTTCTATATTTTGGTTCTTGCACTAGTGATTCAAGGAACAATAGATCTTCTGTTCTTAATAGCGTTTCACCAGACATATTAAAGTTGCACTCTAATTCTTGTGCAATCTGCCTTGGCGGCATATTTCTAGTTTCTTTTTTAAACCATTCATTATCTCTTTCTGGGTGGACACTCCAAGGCAAACTTATTGGATTGAAATCATTTTCTTGTCTGTCTGCTTTTGTGTATGTATCATAGAACCAGTTGCCAATACCATTTGGGGTTGATAAAGCAATACAGCGACCACCAGTAGACAATGTAGGATAAAGACCAGCCCACATGTCGCCAATATTCTCAACGTGTGCAGCCTCGTCTATTACAAGCAACGACAACGCTTCAGAACGACCAGCATCGCCTGAAGTTGATGAAGCTTTAACCCATGAGCCATTATCGAGTTCAAAAGAGTTTTTATTATCTGTCGTAATTTTAGAGATCATCAACCAATCAGGAACGTTCTTAATAATAGATTTAACTTTCTTTACTAAGTTTGCTGCTGTACCTAATTTTGTTGCCACAACAAGAATACTTTTGTCTTTATGAAAAAGCATTAGCCATGCCACATATGCTGCGGCAGTTGTAGATAAACCAAGCTGACGCGCTTTAACAACAATATTAAAGCGATAATCAACGAATTGTTTTATACAATCTTCTTGGAATGGATATAATTTAAAGGGAACAGGACCGTGGATTGGGTGAGTAATGCGAGCAAAATTGTTAATAAAGTAAGCGGGATTCTTGCCACACTTTACTATCTCTTGAATAATTTCCTGTTTTGACAGTTCATAGTTCATTAATCTTCTTTTTGTTCTTTTGGACGAGTGTCATTTAAAGGTCTTTTTTCAACCTTTACTTGCTGCAAGAACTTCTTAATTGTATCATTAATGTTGGGTTTTAGGCTCAAATCTTCGTCTTTCCCAACACCACCAGCAACTTTATATTCAACACATGTTGACAAAAAGCAATTAACTTTAGACATATACTGAACATCAATTGGATGCTTCTTCACTTCAGACAAAGAAACGCTTTTGCCAGACATTCTTTTATACTCTTTTTGAAGGTGATTTTTAATAGCGCCAACAACTTCAAATACTTCATCTTCAAAGTTTTTATTTTCTTTGATTTCCTCAAGCCTGCACTGACTTGTATATTTAATTCTAACAACATCGGGCATTGCAGATGATACAGAGAATGCATCAATCTTTCTACGATGGAACTCATCAAGATTTTCTCTCATCATTCCAATTTTTAATGGCTTGCCATCAAATGTCAAAGCGCCGTCATAAGAATGAGCTTGGATCTGTCTTAAAACTTTCATTACTTCTGCCAGAGTTGTATCAGCCATTATTTTGTCCCTTCAATGTATTTTATATAACAAGTATAACAAGTGTTGAATTTATTTAAATATAAATCATCAACTATTTTTGTGGAGTATACACTACACTTGGAGCATTTATTATTTTGCTCCTTAGTAAATAGTTTACCCCTTACATAAAATCCATTTAGCTTTTGCTCTTCAGATTCTTCTTGATGTTGATGTTTTCTAGAAACTTCTTTGAGTTGTTCTAAATATTCTTTTTCTTTTTCTTCATTCCAAAAATGTGCTGGATTTTGAACTGCAAGATCGCCATACTTTTGCGAAATAGCCTTTTCAATCTTGGCTATCTTATTAAAATCTATTTCTTTTTCCATATTAACCTATATCAAAAGTTTTGCCACCGCTTGGGATACCAGTGGGGTGCGAATAATTTATATCCTTGGCTGGTTTATGATATTGTGTACTTCTCAGGTATCTTCCTGTGTCAATTACATTGCTTTTTTCATAAACGCCCTTCTCATCATATCTTCTCATCTTTAGTGCATCAAGAACTTCCGGTCTTTTCATGTAAGATTCTAATGAGCTAACATAGTCCTCTATGCTCACTTTACCATCACCATCTAAATCAAAGTGAGCATATAAATCTTCAGGATCAATAAATTGTTTAGCTAAACCGGGTGGTTCATCGTGGAAAATATCTTCTTCCTCATGGCTTTGCATAGAGCGCATGATTTCTTCTTTTATGATCTTTTTTAAAACACGCTCGGTTATTTTCATTATTTCTTTTTCTTTTGAGCCATTTTTGTGGCAGTTGCGTACATTACATTTTTACCTTTACCGGGATATCTCTTTTCAAAATCTTTTGCTGCGCTTTTCATGCCTTTAACAAACTTTTCGCGTTTGCCCATTTGGGACTTGGACATTTTCTTTTCGTCTAATTCTTCTTCCTCTGAATCATCAGAAGTTTTCTTGCCAGCTTCTTTAGCGGCTTTTTTCATTGGCTCTGTTTTATTGCCATCTTTATCCAAGTCAAGGAAATCTGGTTTTTGTTTTGCCTCTGTCAAAATTTTGTGAAGTTCTTCTTTTATTATTTGTTTTATTTCTGAGAGTTTCATTATTTATCCCCTTTTGTTGGTACTGGTTCTGGTATTTTAACTTCAATGGCATCTTGCGGAGGAGACACTAATAATTTATCTGACTTGGGTGTGCCGGGCGGATCGTCCTCTTCGTCAATCTTTTGCAGCATTATCTGATCTCTTTGGGAATTATTGAACCAGAAGTCAATGACTCTATTGTAGGAACCAATGAAGGCACCAAGTATTAGAAGTAGAATTTCCTTCCATTCTTGCTCCATTGTTGCTTTTAACATAATAGAAAGAACGATACCACAGAGAATTGCAAGCAATGTGACCATTGTAAGGAATGTAATATACCATCTAACACTCATCATCTTTTGGAAGATGACATTGAAGCGATTTGATTTATCTTGTGGAACTTGCACTTGACCCTCTGACTTTATTACGTTTGCTAATGCATCTTTTATTGACATTCATTTAATCTCCTATAAAATCTTTGCTATGCTTATAACTAGTCCAGTCGTAACGATAACACCAACTCCGGCACCAATTCCAAACCACAAACCTCTGCTGACTGGCTTGTGACCATTGATTATTTCATTTAATCTTGTTATCTCGCTATTCTTTGTATCGAGTTGAATCTTGAAGGTTTTTTCAAGACCTTCTTTTTCATTTTTACAAGAATCGTTTATGAATTTACATTCGCCATCGCACTTCTTTACCAAGAAATCTTTGTCTGCCTCGCACTTCTTTATCAATAACTCTTTATCTGTTTCTATTGTGGCAAATGCAGCAGGGTCAAATAGATAACCAGTAAACGGAGCCTTTTGACCCTCCTTGATACTTGCAACTTTACCCTCGGCAAATGCTGGCGAGACGAACATAAAGCATAGAATAATAGCGATTAGTTTGTTCATGGAACATCCTCTGTTATTGGAACAACTTCAAAACCAAACTTGTGAGCAAGGTTATCGAGAACAACTTCGGGGTCTTGTTTGATTTTCTTTGTGAGTTCTTGAATCTTTGTAACGCGCAAATCTTCTAACTCTTTTACCTTTTGATCGTATTCAAGTTGTAAAGAGTCAAGATGGTTTTTGTATTCTTCCATCAATAACTTCTGCTTTGCTATTGTTTCAGCATTTACTTTATTAATTTGTTCTACTTGAGCATCATAAGCTTTTCTCTGTTTTTCTAGTTCTAAAACATGTTGATGTTGTGCTTCTTCAAGCGCATCTTTATCAAACTGATTTTTAAACCAGAGACAAGTAGCTAGAATAATTGTAAATACTGCCAGTGTGGGTAGGTTGTCTTTTAACCAAGTTTTCATTTATACCTCTTAGAACCAGTTGACGCCATAAACGTTATCTTTTACTTCGCTCCAGTATACAAACTTTTGAGCTTCATTTAAGGAGTAAACTTTTAATAATTCTTCACCAAACTTAGAAACATTCTTTGTTAATGCTTTGTCGTATTGGAAATGCCACCATTCGGCACCACCATAAGCACCACCTTCAAAGAAGCTCTTTCTTGCTGAGATGTTTACGAAACCATGCTTGGCTGCGACTTCTGTGAAATTAAAGGCTTTTACAGTCATCTTCTTTGTTTCTAGAACGGT